AGAAGGCAATGGGCGGAGCCGTCAAGAAGGCAATGGGCAAGAAGGACTGCTGAACCGTTACAAGGCGCGCCTTGCCGCAAGGCGGCGCATCTTATATACTGATCTTTATAGAGATGCTTGCCCGCGCTGGTTAGCTACTGCCTGACAAAGCGAGCATCTTAATATGGCGTTTTCTAACACCGTTTCGCAGACGACCTTTACCACGCGCCGCGTGATCGAGAACGCTGCACGCCGCTGCAAGATACCGCCACAATCGCTAACCGCTGAACACATCGATGTAGCCAGCGACCAACTTTATCTATTGCTGTCCGACCTTTCGAATCGCGGCATTCAACTGTGGTGCATTGAAAAACAGATATACCCGCTCTATGACGGCGTCGGGGATCTTGTCACCACGGCGGGAACCGTTGATGTTTTAAACAGCAATCTGCGGACGTTGCAGCCGGTCACCGGCACCAACATTGACACCGCGACCGCGCGAACTGTTATATTTTCCACCACTACATTTGTAACCACAGTCGGCATCAAGTGGCTCGCGCCATCGGTGCCGATAACCTTGCAGCGCAGCGACGACGGCGTGACATGGGTTACGATCCAAAACGAGACGCCGACAGCTGTATCAGGTGAGTGGACGTGGTTCGATCTCACAAGCAGCGTAGCCGCGCTCTATTTCCGCGTGGTTGCTACCAGCGGCACCCTCACATTTAGTCAAGTCTATCTGGCAAACACGCCCACCGAGATACCGCTCGCACGGTTAAACCGGGACGACTACACAAACCTGCCTAATAAGAGTTTCCAGTCAAACCGCCCACTGCAATTCTGGTTCGACCGCCAAGTAGATTTTCCCGTGATGCACCTGTGGCCGGTGCCGAACCTGCAAGCCGAGGTGCAGCAGATCGTGCTTTGGCGGCAGCGTTACATCATGGACGTCGGTAGCATGACCCAAGAGATCGAAGTGCCGCAGCGGTGGTATGAGGCGCTTGTGGCTATGCTGGCGGCGCGGCTGGCGATGGAGTATCTTGAGGTCGATCCTGGCATGATCCCTATGCTCGATGGCAAGGCCAAGGAGTCGCTGTACTTCGCGCAGCAAGAAGAGCGCGACGACAGCCCGATGAATATTTTGCCCAACATTTCGATGTACACGGCCTGATGCCTGTCGAGGGCTTCCTTGATACGCGCGGGAAGCAGTGGCTGGCTATTGGCCTGTGCGACCGCTGCAAGCGAAAGTTCCCCCTTGAGGAGCTGTTTAGCGACCGCAACATTCCGGGCCTAAAAGTTTGCCGCGACGATAACGACGAATACGACCCATACCGCTTGCCGTCGCGACCAGGTGAGCAGATTGCGTTGCTACATCCTCGTCCCGATGAGGCGCTGAGTTAATGCCGATGTTCCTCAACACGCGCGGCAACACGTCGCTTGGCATTGGGATCTGCAGCCGATGCAGCCGAAAGTTTCCGCTGCACATGCTGCAACCAGACACGAACTACCCCGGCCTGCGCGTGTGTGCCGCCGATTTGGACCATGTTGACCCCTACCGCCTGCCTGCGCGGCAGACTGAAAAAATAACGCTGCCCTTCACCCGCCCGGACCTTCCGATACCTACAAACCCCGTTGGGTTTATCTCAGAAGACGGTGATGACTTTATCATCACCGAGGATGGCGATGACTTTTTGCTCTTCCAAGGAGCCGATTGAGCCATGTCCGTTCCTACAAATCTAATTCCGACGCGCGTCACCCAGCTTCCCGAATATACTGGGTCCAGCACGCTGGGCTACGTCCCATATGTCCTCGGCGGCGTTACCTACAAGGTCTTGTTTGCGAACATTGCTGCGGTGGGCGCTGTTCCGTCAACGCGTGTTATTGCATCTGGAACCGGCCTGAGCGGCGGCGGTAATCTGTCTGCCGATAGAACAATATCTATCACGCCAGGTGGCGTCGATTACACAGAACTGGCGTTGAGCGGCGTTGTTGCGGGGACTTACGGGTCTGGCGCGAATGTTCCCGTGCTGACGGTCGATGACAAGGGCCGTGTTACCAGTGCGACGACGGCGTCCCTGACTGTCACGGGCTTTGTGCCGACATCGCGCACCGTGGCGACGGGTAACGGCTTGATCGGCGGCGGGTCGCTGTCGTCCAACTTGGTATTGAGCGCGAATTATTATGCACTCGCTCCTGAATCATTAGGCACTGCCTCGGCGGGTGCCTCAAATGCCATTGCGCGAGGCGATCACGTCCACCCAGCCGTTGATCTTTCAAGCGCAAGTCAAACCCAAGGCGCGCTCCCCTTGGGTCGCGGCGGCACCGGCGATGCATTATCCCCTGCTGCCGGTGCCGTCGCGTACTCTACTGGGAGTAAGTTCGCTCTCTCAAGCATTGGCACCAGCGGACAGGTGCTTGTTTCAAACGGTGCTAGCGCGCCCGGTTGGCTGACACTTACCGGCACCGGTACGGTTACCAGCATTGATGTCAGCGGCGGCACGACGGGTCTAACGACTAGCGGCGGGCCTATTACGGCGGCGGGTACCATCACGATTGCTGGCACCCTCGGCGTTGCCAGTGGCGGCACGGGCGCCACAACGGCGGCGACAGCGCGCACGGCGCTTGGTGCCACTGCAGTCGGCGACGCGGTGTTCGTTGCGGTTGATGCGCTGGCCGCGCGCACGGCTATTGGCGCTGGAACGGTAAACAGCGTCGGCGGCTCCGGCGCAGTCAACGGCATCACGCTGACCGGCGACGTGACGTCGAGCGGCGCGCTGGCACTCGGCGGGACGCTTGCGGGCATCGCCAATGACCAGCTGGTCAACTCAGGCGTGACAGTCAACGGCGCGTTTACCAGCCTCGGCGGCAGCGTTTCGGTCGGCACCGTCACCAGCGTTGCAGCTCTGACGATTGGCACAGCTGGCACTGATCTTGCGTCTTCCGTCGCTACCGGCACGACCGCGCCGGTTATCACTCTCAATGTCCCAACTGCATCTGCCGCCAACCGAGGCGCGCTGTCTGCGGCTGACTGGGTGGTGTTTAACAGCAAGACGACTAACACCGGCACCGTCACCAGCGTTGCAGGCTCAGGCACAGTCAACGGCATCAGCCTCTCCGGCACAGTTACCACCGCTGGGTCTCTCACGCTTGGCGGCACTCTGTCAGGCGTATCGCTGACCACGCAGGTTTCGGGTACGTTGCCCATCGCCAACGGCGGTACGGGTGGGACGACTGCGGATGCGGCACGCACGAACCTGGGCGGCACCACGCTCGGATCAAACCTGCTAACTATTGCCAACCCCTCGGCAGTGACATTCCCGCGATTTAACGCCGACAACACGGCGTCCTCTCTCGATGCAGCGGCGTTTCGCACGGCTATCGGCGCCGGCACAAGTTCAAACACCGGCACCGTCACCAGTGTCGCGGGTACGGGAACCGTCAACGGGATCAGCCTGACAGGCACAGTTACCACCGCTGGCAGTCTGACCCTCGGTGGCACTCTGTCAGGCGTATCGCTCACCACGCAGGTAACCGGCACGCTACCCGTCGCCAACGGCGGCAACGGCGGCACAGCGGTGCCAACGGCGGGAGCCGTCGCGCACGGCAACGGCACCGCCTACGCATTTACCGCCGCCGGGCTGGCGGGCCAGATACTGGTATCGACGGGGTCAACTGCGCCGGTATTCGGCGGCATTAACGGAGGAACTTTCTAGTGGCACAATCCGGCTTCACGCCCATCCAGCTTTTTCGCAGCGCAACCGCCGCCGCCGTACCCACAGGTGCCAGCCTCGTTGCGGGCGAGTTAGCCATCAACACCGCCGATGAGCGGCTGTTTTTCACCAACTCGGGCGGCACGGTTCAGCTCCTCGCATCGTCGGCGGCGGCGGCGGGGTCTTTTGTTACGGTTGCAGCCACAACCAGCGTCACCACACCGCTAGTCACTAACGCGGGTACGCTGGCGCTGACGGCCACCGGGGCTAATATCGTATCGGTGGCGACTAATGGCGCTGAACGTATGCGTATCACGTCTGGGGGCAACGTAGGTATCGGCACGACTGCACCGACCGCGTCATTGGACGTTAATGGCAACATTCGTGCGGTTAACGGGGGCGGCTTGTTCACCAGTGGCGGTTCCACAATATCGGGAACGGCGATAATCGCAGTTGGGGGTTTCTTTGACCTAGCCGTCAGTTTAGCGGGGTTTGTCGGCATGGTGAGCGTCAGTTCGGTGCGGTTGAACTTCCTACCGCAAAACAGCCGCCAGATATTTTACATAGCTAATCGAAACGGCGTCGGGTCGGTTTCCGCCGCGTTATTTACACAGGATGGCTCCGGTGGTGCAGCCACGTTCAATGTCAGCGTGTCCGGTGGGTCAATTCGGGTAACTGACACGTCGAGTTCAACGGGCTTGATGGAAATAAACATAGCTTTTTCTGGCGCTTATTCGAGTGGGACTTAATAACATGACCACAATCACTTACACTTGGGGCGTAGTGCAGCTTGAGTGCTACCCGGAAGTCGCCAACCTTACGGACGTGGTTTTCACAGTCCACTGGACGCTATCAGCTACAGACGGCACCTATTACGGCGGCGCTTACGGCAGCATCGGCGTCCCGGCACCCACCGGAGCCTTCACACCCTACGCGGCCCTCACGGTCGCTGATGTAATCGGGTGGGTCCAGAGCGCTTTGGGCGCGGAAGCTGTAGCGTCCTACGAAACCGGAGTCGCCGCTCAAATCGAGGCGCAGATCAACCCGACCGTCGTGACACCGCCGCTACCTTGGCTGTCGGCGGCTGCAGCCGCCTGAACGCCGCCGCACAGCCACCGAATAGAGGTTTAAAAATGGACGACGTTTCCCGCACACAGGCCCGCCTTCAAACACACGAAGAGGTGTGTTTGCTGAGATACGACGGCCTCTGCGCCCG